CCAACCATCGGTAGTGCGTTTCTTATCATATTCACTCACATAAGGGTCATGAATAGTAGTTAATCGATAGTTTGTTTGCACATACCCGTCGGGGAAGTTAAACCAATCCTTTGAGGGACGATCGGTAAACCAATAGTGGTCGCTCCCACAATGGTTAAATATCATATCCATCACCACTTTTATATCGCGTTTGTGAGCCTCTTCAACAAGGGTGTTCCACTCCTCATTTGTACCAAATCGTGGGTCGATATTATAATAATCGGTAGTAGCATATCCATGATATGCGCCTCCGGGCATATCATTAGTTAGCACCGGATTTACCCATATTGCAGTAACGCCAAGCGAATCTATATAATCAAGATGATCTTGAATACCCTTAATATCTCCCCCATGACGTCCGTTGTGATTACTTCTATCTGCAACGGTTTTATTTTTCAATGTTGCCACATTGTCATTTTCGGGATTTCCATTTGCAAAACGGTCGGGCATGATGAGATATAACACATCACTTGCATCAAAGCCCACATATTCCTCAGGCTTACGATCACGAGCCTTTAGTTCATATTTTACCTTTGTTTTCTTTTTCCCGTGCGAGAATGTGAGATTCATCTCTCCAGGCTGAGCGTCATCGCCTACCACAAAATAAAGGAATTGATAGTTGGGGCTATCCAATCGCGACACATCGACCAACTGCACACCGGGATAATCAGCCAACGACACTTCTGCATCACGAATACCTTCGCCATGCACCATCACTTGCAATGTATCTTGCGCCATACCAGTCCACCAATAAGGAGGATTTACAATATCAACTTGTGGCTTCACCGCCATTGCACTCAACGACACCACCGCCGACAATAACAATATATTTCTACGTTTCATAACTTTTATTTTTTATTTATAATCTCATACCAATCAACCCCAGCATTAAATGAGTTAGAACAATGAACCGGATAGATTAATTCCCATCTTTGCGCATCAACTCTGCAGTCCTCCCCTGCCCTTAGGGGAGGTGGGGCATAGCCCCGAAGGGGTTAAGTCCCATCAAAATGCCCATTCTCACAAGTCGTCTCATTCAATGCACTCCTAATTGCCTCTATTACAGACTCCGGAGTTTCCTTCAATACTCGATTTTCAAACCTCAGCACCCTAATCCCCAATTTCGCCAAGAACTGACTACGATCGCTATCGGCTTCCAACCCGTAGGGAGTAAAATGCGATGCGCCATCAAGTTCAACACACAGTTTAGCTTTCGGACAATAAAAATCGAGTATATAACTTCCTATCGAGAATTGCCGTCTCCAACGCCAACCATCAAGTTTTCTCGCCTTTAGAGCCGTCCATAAGACAGCCTCTGCCGCTGTGCCAAAAGTCCGCAATGCTTTTCGTTCTTCTCGCAGTCCCTTTCTATTTGACACTTGATAATCAGCCATACGTTATATTCTAAAAATTCATCAATCTTCCTCATCGAACCCCTCAGTCGCAAGCGACAGCTCCCCTAAGACCGGGGAGCAATACATATGCTATCACCCACTACCATTCGACCTTTTTAGTATTGAAGGGGGCAATCCCCATCTTTGCGCATCAACCCTGCAGTCCTCCCCTGCCCTTAGGGGAGGTGGGGCATAGCCCCGGAGGGGTCAAGTCCTATTATTTGCCTATTTTCTTTGCAATATCTTTAGGGAGTGCTTCTTTGTTAACAAGAATGCTCACTGTTTTTGCAAGGAAGTATGGTTCCGACACATAGAAGAATCCGCCATATACTTGGTTAGTATCCCATGAGTTTTTAACCTTATAATAGCGATTACCCTTTTGGTCTTTTGCCACTCCTACGATTACCATGCCATGGTCATCGGTCGTTTCTTGACGGTCAAACATTTCTTGACGCACCTCTTGTGTCACTTCAATCTCTTCACAAGGACCATCGATTTTGTAACGTTCCTTCTCCTGGTCTTGATCACTCAATGTCACCCAACGAGAGAGTTCAGTCCCTTCAAGAGCCGACACATCTTTCCCCTTTGGCATCACAGCATAACCTTCACGATATTTAAACCCTTTTTCGCTCACATCGGCTGCCCACACTACCGAATAACCATTTTCAATGGCATTATCCACGATAGCCTTCAATTCTTCAAGTTTCACATTATCATACAATCCCCAGAACCAATTATCTGCCACTTCAAGTACAAATGGTTTATAGAATGGGTGGTGTGTAAATGAAGTCACTGCTACATAGTCTTCCATATTCAACCCCAATGATTGTGCAAATGATTGTGGAGTATATGTTTTTCCTTGATATGTGAATGATTCGGGCACGGCACCAAGATAAGCATCAAGAATTCCATTCAATCCCTTGCGCCATGCAGTTGAGATGCGACGATTACGATTTGACTCTACTCCTCTCATATAGGCTTGAAGCACTTCATGTAGCTCGCCGTGGTTATGTTTTTCTTCGCCATATCCCAATCCCGAATATACCTCCTCGGGCACTGCACCCATCTTTTCCCACACCAAGGGAACATCAAGAATGCTACCTCCGGGAGAGAATGCAGTTGCGCCATACATACGCAAATAGCGGTCAGCTTTTTCTTCATAACAATAACGCACGGTAAACATCTCCGACAAATCTAATTCCATACCCGTTTTGCGGAGTATTTCGTCTTCAAAAAACGATGTTCCGGCAAAGCACCAACATGTACCCGACTTATTTTGGTCTTTTACCGAAGTGGTCTTTACCACTTTCACATCTTCAAACTTAAACCCCGTGCTGTCATTTTTCTCAGATTTTGTATCGGCAACGGCTCCTACTGCCATTCCCAATCCGAGCATTGTAAATAATACTTTTTTCATCTTTATTTAATATTTTATATTTGATTTTCAACTTAACCCCACAAAGTTAATAAATTCACAACAATAAAAAAAGTCCCGGGTAAACCCGAGACTCTTAAATATATTAGAATAATAAGTATGTATTAGCGAACAACTTTTACTACTTGTTTTGCGCCGTCGGCAAAGATTGCTTCAACAACGTAAACGCCGTTAGCTTGGTCTGCCAATGATACTGATTCAACACCATTTACAGTTTCTTGTGCTACAAGAACACCACCTGCATTGTAGATGCTAACCACTGCATCTTCCATTACAGTAACAGCATTACCAATAACTTGGATGCGGTCAACCACTTGTGATGCTACTGATTCAATACCTGTTTGTGCTGAATATTCCACTGGAACAATACCATAACCTTCAACACCGGCAACTTGCATTTCAACTACAGGTGTTTCTTCGCCAAGTTTGATGCGTTTGATACCTGATTGATGCAATGGATTAGTTGCGTCAAATGCTGTTGCGGGTTTTCCCACTACAGATGCTTCGGCATTAGCTGGTGCGATATAACACCAGTAGAGGTAACCGTCTTTACTTGGTGAAAGTTGAGTTATGGCTGTTTCTTGTGAGCCTGCTGCACCTTCAAGATTGATTGGAGAGCCATCGACAAGAACAGGATTGAGTTCTGATAGAGCCGCGGGATCGGGGTTAGCCAAGATATCGCTGTATTTGAAGCGGTATAGACCGGCTTTTGTTTCATCGGTTGCTGTTACGATGTAGATATACATATGGTCATTTTCTTCATCGATATAGAATGCGCTTGGTTGCATTGACACAGCACCACCAATTACTCCGTATGGAGGCATTGAACCCACCTTATCGGCTGCGGTTCCTACATGCTCATCTTTGAAACGGTAGATACCGAATCCGTTGTAACGCATACCCAACCAGTAAAGTGGTTTCCCGTCAGTGTCATTTGTGATAGCGAAACCTGACTTGATACATCCGTATGACCATTGGTTATTATAGAAAGCCATCCAGTTGTTTTCCATCCATGATGGATAGTCTTGCGGAAGAGCTAATGCGCTTGCTGCAATCTTGCGAACACAAACGTTACGGTCGTTTACATAAAGGATTCCGTTGTTGATATAAAGTCCCATCGGGTCTTTGTATGCGTTGTTGCCTGCGTTGTCAAGAACGACTGCTTGGAATGTGTTGCCATCGATTTGTGAAATATAGAATAATTTACCGTCACCTTCGTTAGCGGCAGTAGCTGTATATGTAAATGATTTACCTGCGCTCGCTCCATAGATACGGTTGCTGAACTCGATAAGTTGGAATGTGTGAGGAACACCGCCTACGTCGTATGAAGAAGTTGTTCCATCATTTGCGATACCATAAAGAATACCATCTTTGCCTGCATAGTAAAGACCACCGGGCATCGTGATTGTTTTACCTTTAAGAGCGATATTGTCATCTCCTTGGATTTGGAGATATTTCCATCCGTCAGCGTTTTTATATGCGTCAACTACAGTTGTAGGAACTTTTGCGGTAATGCCTGCGCTTGCTTCAGTAAACACGCCTTCTGCCATTGATGCAGGAGTAGCGGCACCTACGATAATCGTTTCAACACCACATCCTTCAAACGCTCCGGCTTCAAGAATACAAAGAAGACCGCCAAGGTTGATTTCTTTCAATGACGCAGCACCGGCAAACGCTTCTTGCTTAACGGTGAGAATGTCTTTAACTGCGGTGAATGATTCAAGTGCGGCACAATCTTTGGCAATACCTACAGGTGCTTCTGAATTGTCAACTGTGAGTGATTTCAATTTAGCGTTCTTAGATGCTACATAACGTCCGATAGTACCTTTTATGCTCAATGTTTCGGCTGAAGTGTTTGAAAGTGAGTAGTCGCCGAAGTTTTCACAATTGGCAAGGGTGATAGCGGTAAGGTTGGTAGCGTTTTCGTAAGTATATGCTTTCACCTCTTTGATTTCTGCGTCAGCGATAGTGGCGTTAGCCGATGCCACAGGATAAGCGTATGCTACTGTACCGTCGATTGATGTAACGGTTCCGTTTTCTTTTACTTTGTAAGATGCATTTGATGCGTCAAGTGTGATCGCTTTCAATGATGTACAGTTGCGGAACACCCCTTCTCCTAAATTTGAAAGAGACGCTGAGAGTGCGATTGACTCCAAGGCGGCATTGTTGGCGAATGCCATGTCATTGATTCTTGATACTGCAGCAGGGAGTGCGATTGCTCCGTTCAATGCACAACCATCAAACGCTTGCTTGCCGATTGTGGTCAATGATGCGGGAAGTGTGAGTGAAGACACCGGTGAGCCTGTAAACGCAAGAGCGTCGATAAATGTTGTACCTTCGTTCAATTTTACTGTAGTGAGTGATTTACAGTTTTGGAAACATGAACTTGAAACTGTTGCGATGCCGCCGTGAAGATCGAGTGATGCAAGACCGGTGTTGGCAAATGCGTTTGCGCTTAGCGTAGTGATTGTTGCGGGAATCACAGCATCAACAAGTGCGGTACAGTTTTCAAACATGTTTGAATAAACCGAAGTCACTTTTGGTCCGAATGTCACTTTCTTAAGTGAGGCGTTTCCGCGCCATGGGTTGTTGGCTGGTTGTTGTGACATCAATGGACGGTTGATTACCAATTCTTCAAGTGTGCTGATGTAGTTGGTTGTATCAACAGTGTATTTATATTGGAAACCGCTGGCTGCGGTGATTTCCAATTCGGTGTCACCCTCTTCGATAATGATTTTCTTCAAACCTGTACATCCGTTGAATTGGTTTGACTTGATGGCGGTGATACCTGCGGGGATTGAGATCTCTTTAAGTGATGAACAGTATTCAAACACGTTACCAAGCATTGTTCCGGTTACTCCTGTAGGAATATTTACCGATTCCAATGCGGTACACCATGAGAACATACCTTTCACAAGTTTAGTGATAGTGTTAGGAAGAACAACACTTTTCAATGTGGTGTTAGGCTCAGCCGCTTTACCTTTGAATGCGGTAGCCGCCACTGAGGTTACAGTGTATTCTGCACCGTTATAAGGCACTTTATCCACTACAACGACATCAACGTATGTGCCGATTGCTGTTGACGGTTTTTGCACCGCTGCTGTTTTTGACGAGGCTGTCAACTTGTAAGTGACACCTTCGTGGTCAATGGTTTGAGCATTGACTGCAAAGCCACATAGAGCAACCACGCTCAATAATGCGACTTTCTTAAGATTAGTAATAATGTTCATAAGTAAAAATATTAAATTAAAAAATTAGTGTTTACTATTTGATATAATTAAGGAATATACGGCAAAGGTAAATAATATTTTCAAATATGCACAAAATACTTCGTTATTTTTTCACTAAAATGCTGTTAAACCATCTAAAAACATCCTTAAATGCACCATTAGCTCAAAAAAAAATAAAAAAATGCGATTTTACTTGCATAATAAAATAAATACATCTACCTTTGCAATCGCTTTGCTTATCATTATTATAACAAGCAGGTCCCATAGCTCAGTTGGTTAGAGCACCTGACTCATAATCAGGGAGTCCTTGGTTCAAGCCCAAGTGGGACCACACACCCCAATGAATTGTCTATCAATGAGTTGGGTTTTGTTTTTAAACAAGCCGGGACAAATTCGGGACACGATTTTTGCGAGTTTGTACCAATGTTTGACAGGTCGCCATGGCTTGCCAAACAAAAAAAATGTCAAAAAACAGTCTCCCACGCGGATTGAATTTTAACAATTCCAATTCCGCATCAATTTCAACAATAATTCAATACACAATTCCAGTACTGCGAGAAAATAAAAATGCGTGGTACATTGAGTTCTATGCTTACGATCCTCTTTTTTCAAAAATGAGAAGAAAGAGAATTAAGGTAAATCGCATTAAAAATATTCGAGCAAGGCGACAATATGCACGAGATTTAATTAATCGCATATTGCAACAATTAGTACAAGGGTGGAATCCATGGATTGAGCAAGATTGTGAAAATTTATCGTTATTCTCTGAAGTTTTAGAACGATATACTAATAGTATAAGGAGAATGTATGAAGATGGTTTATACAGAAAAACGACATTCGAGAATTACAAAACACATTTGCAGAAACTAATCGAGTATAATAATCAACGATTTCAACCAATATATTACTTATATCAGCTTGATCTAAAGTTTTGCAATGACTTTTTGGAATACATATATATAAAGTTGGAATTGTCGGCTCAATATCGTAATAATTGTTTGACGTTCATCAAAGCATTTTGTGGGTGGTGTGTTTCCAAAGGTCTTATAAAAGCGAATCCGGCGGCAGAAATTGCCCCATTCGGGCAGAAACTATGCAAAAAGAAACGTCAGGCAATACCTAAAGAGCTTCTAATGCGTATAAGCGATTATCTTACTAATTATGACAAGCCATTTCTTTTGTCTTGTTACTTACTATACTATTGTTGTATTCGCCCGGGTGAGCAAGTAAAATTGCAATTATCAGATTTCAATCTAAAAGAGAGTACAATAACAATAAGGGCTGAAGTCAGCAAAAACCATAACACACAGACGATAACAATGCCTAAAAAGGTATTGCACTTAATGTTGGATCTAAAAATATTTACCAACCCACAAGAGTATTATTTATTTTCAAGCAATATAATGCCCGGCTCAAAACAAGTTTCTCGCCGAATGCTATCAAAGCATTGGGATAATATGCGAAAGAGGCTAAAACTATCTGAAGAATATCAATACTATTCACTCAAAGATACAGGTATAACAGATATGCTAAACAAAAAAGTGAGCAATCTCGCCGTTAGAGACCAGGCACGACACAGCTCACTTTCCATAACCAACATATATGCAAGGGCTGCAGATAAAGATGCTAATCAAGAAATACTGAATCTTGATTGCGATTTTTAATCAATAATGCGATAAAACACTCCTTTTTTGAGTTCCGACATTCCATTTTCGGTAAATGTAGCCGTTATCTTTTCGCATAAATATTTTTTGCCATTGATAAAAAACACAGAACGTACGTTTGGGATACTGTCAGAAATGAAAGAAAATTGAAATTTCTGTGTGTGATTAATTTTATAGTTATTATTAAGAGTAGCAGCCCCAATATTCTTCAATCGAAGCGAAAATCCGCTTCTGTAAGATTTTGTCCAATCAGAACTAATGAATACATCATCAATAAAAGGGATAGGGTATCTTCCCGGTTGAATATTTACTCCATTCCAAAATCCAACGAATAGAGAATCGTAGAACGATTCAGGGTTCGATTTTTCTCCGGTTTTAATAATTTGCGCCGGGTATGAATTAGATTGCAAGTACGCAGAAAGATCGTAACTCATATCGAGGGTTCCTGCATCAAGCACCATACACAATCCGAAAGCATCCATATCTGTTTCATCAATACATACAGGAATCATATTAAGTTCAATTTCATTGGCATTTTCTTCTTGGTTATTGATAAGAGGAGAATACACATTAATAGGAATTAAATAACAACCGACCCAAGGTCTTGCATCAGCAGAGCCACTTTTATAAGCATAGATAATAAAATAAGTATCAATATCTTCAGCGTATAAAAGGCTATTAAATAAATGGAATTTGCTAATAGCTTCTTGAGTAGGTCCCCATGTATCATTAACCATTTGGTATTCTGCCAAATAAAACTTAAAAAAAGACGTCGCTTCAAGGAGTTCATCAATTGTTTTGTATTTAATGAGTTTATCCTTATAATAATCAAGAAACCAATCGGCAGAATAATATTTACTCATGTTATGTCCTCCATCTTTATATTTAAAGTTAGAAGTAGGAACATAATCAAGAACCATTTCACTATCAACTTCTGCACAAAAAGAATCTATTACCATGTCAATTTTCTCTGTAGGTAGGACATTTTGTATGGCATTGGAGAACGAAAAAACAATATGCTTTTGTTTGTGGTCAATATCAAATTCAGCACCCATAAAGAGTTCTAACTCTTTAATAAATTCAGTTAAAGACCATTTAGGCAAAATAGCAGCGAAATCACTCATCTCCCAAGCAAATGGGATTGAGTTACAAATTAATAAATACATATAAGAGTTATGGGTCTCCCAATCTTTTAGGTCAGAAGTATATCCTACGGCATCAAAAATCTTTTTAGTAATAAAAATTAGGTATGGTTGCCAAGACAAGCCTTTCGTTTTTTCGGACCAGGTATATATACCATTGTTATATACGACATCGTTTTGAACATTGCCTGAATGGTAGTTAACCCAAGGAAGCGCGACATAGTTACATCCATCATCAATAGACTTCCATGATTCTTCAGGAGTAAAGACAGCAGGATCTGTGCTTGATGGCGCGCCAAGATCTAGACTATTGATATAAATCTCATCAAATGAGTTTTTGAAATTCTGAGCGCTTCTTCCGTCAAGAAATTGAGTCTTAATCTCTGTTTCTGAGATTTCGGTAACTGATAGAACTCCTGCTCTGTAAAACGATTTAGCTATAATTTCACAATCAAATAAAGTATTTGATATATCAAAATCAAAACGATGAGCAAATCCAAAAATATCTATATTTTCGATGCAATTTTTTAGCGGAAAAGATATAGAAAGAGAATATCCGTCAGCATCCGAAAACAAGCGGTTTTCAGCCACGAACTCAAAAGAAGTACCTTTCTTTAGAACAGCATCTTTGCCGTTGATAATGATTCTCATTTTCGTTTTGATTTTGGGGTTTTATTTCTAATTAATTTATCGTAATCATCTTGAGCTTTTTTAATTCCGGTGTCACCTGTAACAGTATTTACCGTAACGAAAGGGTCGTCAAGACGTTCATTAAGGCGACGAATTACACTTACATACCCAGCAAGGGCAACAGCTTGTGTAGTCAAAGATTCCGAAATAGCATTTCCGTCATTAGATGAAGCTATAATGGCCGGAGCAGAGATAGTTCGGGAAACATCATCAGCTTTCAGTGAGCCTATAGTGTTTGTCCTTTGGGCATAATCCAAAGCCTCAATCATAGGTCGAGCCACCGGAGATGCAAGCAGTTCTTGGCTCGCCACCCATTCGCCTTTGTGAACGATACCGGCAGGCTCATACTTACCACCTTTCGGGGTGAAACCACCCGAAGCATAACCTTGAGCCTCTGACGCCTGTTGCTGTTTCTTGATTGCTGTAATTTGTAACATTCCGGCTGCGACAGCCATTGCTGCCGCTATCGGAGCAAGTGTAAATCCAACAAGAGGGATTGCCGCAGCAGAGCCATAGGCACTAATTGCATTTTGTGCAGTTTGAGCGACAGCCTGAATAACTTGCATTGCAAACATCTTTTTATTTGCCTCATTTTTTGCTTTTGCAATTTCTTTTTCTTTTTTCTTTTCTATTTGGTTAACTTTATAAGCATTACCTTCAGCTAAAGATATTTCTTTTTCATACCGTTTTTCAAGAGCAGCCGTTTCAATCTCTAATTCAGCCTGCACAAGTGAAGACATTTGAGAAAAGATAGCTCCCATACCAGACATAACAGCATCAAAGGACTGTGTAACAGCTTTACCGGCATCGGATTCGAGCCATTTTATAAGTTCAGCATTCGCCTTTTCGAGTGCATTCCGATTCTCATCAACAGATAATAGTCCATATTTCTGTTTTAGAGCAAGTTTCGCTTTTTCAAAAGCTTCCTCAATTCGTAGCTTTTCTGCCGCATTGTCTCCGGCCGCTTGCAATTCGGCATTATATACTTCTGTTAAAATTTTAAGGTCATTATCATATTTTGCCTGACGATCAGAAGGGTTGTCACCGAAATAGTCTGATTTCATTTTCGCCAATTGGTCTTGATGCTTCTTCTCGGCTGCTTCTGTTTCTGCATTTCGGCGTTGCATATCTTGGAACAAGGCATTTTGATAATCTCGTTCTGCATCTAATCGTTCTTGAGTTCCCTCTTGATATATTTGAACAACACGGCGTTTATGCTCAAGATCACATAAAGCAATTGCATTATTATAAGCCTCTAATGAAGTTTGGCCATTAATATATCGTTGTTTTTCGGTAGCAACAAGTTCAAGATGGCGAGCATTTTCAGCGTCAAGAGAAATTGCATTATTTGTCTCTTGTTGTTTCTGCAATGTGTCATAATATTGAGCTTTAAATTGCAGTTGCTCATCAGCTGATGCTTCTGTATGGTTCATCAGATTCTTATAGTATTCAACAGCAATTTCATCAATTCTTTTCCTATAATCCTCATACGATTTTTGCCCTGTGGCATAAGAGATCCTGTTTAGAGCTTCTTCACGTTCTTTCCACTCCTTTTCAGCCTTGAATTTATCTTTGACCGTAGCATCATCCACCTTGTAACACTCACAAGGAAGTTTGCCACATTTGGGACATTTCTTGATTGTGTTATCACCAGAATCACTATCATCACCAACCATATCGTCAAACACCTGTTTCGAGAGGTTTTCATTAGCGGAGCGAATATCTGAAATTTTCTGATCATAATAATCACGTACCGCATCAATGCGCCGTTTCCAAATCTGATACATGGGTTCACCAGTGTCTATGGATTCTATAACCATTTCTTTAGCTTGACGAGAATTTCCATAAAATCGGATATCCTGGTCATTCAAATCTATATCTTCGTAAATCTCATCAAGTTTTTGATTGCGTTCTCCCTCTAATCGCAGAATTTCTCGTTCGTTAGATACAAGTTGTTCTTGCCGAGCCTTTGCACGAGCCGAATTGAGAATGCTTGTCGTCAGACGATCATACTCATCGGCTGCATTACCGGCAAGAATAGCTTCGGCAGATAGATTTCCGAAGTAGTCGGGATATTTCTCTTGCAGTTGCTTGATTGCAGAAATTCTTTCCTCCAGACTGCGTTTTTGGTCTTGCGATGCCTCATAAAGCAGTTTAAGCGTCGTCAATTCATCCAAAGAATTTTCGTGAGCCTTTTTCTCAATGTCATTGAGTTGCTTTTGAGCAAGCGTTAACTGCGTTGTTCTTGTTATCCACAGAGCCAAACCACCCACGACTGCCGTAATAGCCGTTGCAATCAAACCGATAGGAGAAAGTTTGAGTGTATTAGAAAAAAGTTTAAATGCAGCTGTCGCGCGAGTAACATTTCCAGAGAGTAACGCAACGGCAGCTGTCGAAATATACGTTACGGCAGTCCATGCCACAGTAGCCGTTTTTGCAATAGCTTGAACTGCGGCAAGAGCCTTTGTCTTGATAGCCGAAGCGTGAACAGCAATATTGTATGCCAATATTGATGCCGTGAGAACCGCAATCACGCCTTTGTATTTATCCACAAAAAAAATAACGTCAATTAGAACTCTAACTATCGCTCCAGTGGAAGAAATAACATGATTCATCACAGGAGCAAGTTTTTCCCCTAATTCTCGTTGCAGTTCTCTGAATTTCTCTTTAGCTTTATCAAGACCTGCTTGCACTGTATTGTTTTGGATTGCAAATTCTTCATCTACAGAAGTCGCCTCAATAAAGGCTTTATTGGACTGTTGCATTCGGGTTTTAAGTTCTTCAGACTTGTTAGCCAAAGTTTGGAACGTTTGAGTCACACCGGCTCCAGCAGTGCCAAGTTCTTTAAGTGTCGCCGACATCTGCATTTGGTCCATTTGAGAGAGACGGTCAATAAACATCATTAATCCTTCAGTTGATGAACGTTTAAGTGTCTCTGTAAACTCTTTAGCATCAAGGTTTGCGATTTTAGCGAATTTAGACGGATCCGCATACATTCTTGTTACCACCCCTTGCATTGCAGTTGCTCCTTTTTCCATTGTAACACCATTGGAATCAAGCACCGCACCAAAAGCTAACATTTCTGACATGGCCATATTTGAGGAACTGGCTATTGCTCCAAAACGAGACGCAAAATCTACAAGATTTGGAGCCGAAGCGGCACACACTTGCGACAAGGTATTAACGGCCGACCCTGTCGAAAGCATCGCCTTTTCAGTCCCCATCTCTGTTTCAAGATTAAATATTCCGGAAAGTTTGGATATAATCTCCGGCGCATCGGTTCCCAACTCGTCCATAGCGACACTAATTTTATCTCCAGCACGAACAAAACCCAATACATTTTCAACCGAATCTTTACCGAGACGACCGGCCGATTGAGCAAGTTTATTTAACTCTTCCCGACCAGTACGAGTATCCATTTTCTTAAACTCCTCATTTAAGGACTCAACCTCTTCGCGAGTCATACCAGTGAACTTCTGCGTGTTGGCCATTTCCTGGTCAATGGAAGCATAGGCATTTACAGCATTACGACCAGCTGAAACGACTTTCATTACAATAGCAAACGCAGCTACAGCCATAGTTTGCCACTTATTTATAAAATCACCAAGTTTTTGCCAACGAGTTCTTTGAGTAGCAAGGGTTGAATTAACCGATTCGAGTTCCTTTTTTACAGCGTGAATTTTTTCAACATGGGCATTCCACGCATCGGTCCCTCGTTGCATGTTATTAAGTTCTTTATTAAGTTGTTTTAGAGTTGCTTTCAATTCTTTTGGCGTCGCTTTATCTAAACGTCGCAACACATCGGCAGCATTTACTGTTGCCGATTGCATCGATTTTAATTCTCTACGAGCTCTTGAAAGTTCTTTGTGTATGGTTTTAGCCGATTTATCACCTGAAGCCTCGGCTTTTGCATAAGCAATTTCAAGGTCTTTGACGAGTTTTCTTTGTTGTTCAAGTTCCTGTTTCGCTTTTTGACCGTTTACATCAAGTTCAACGGTTGCTTTAGTAGTATAATCACTCATAAATTCGCTTATTTTTAACGAAATTGATAAAAATAAGCAAGGTAATAAAAGACAAAAAAACCGAGTTCAACGGCTTTCACAAGCGATTGAACCCGGAGAAAAAATGTAAAAACCTATTGGTTTGAATAGTCCGGTTATCGGGGCTTCATAGCCCAGCCATGGCGACCATCACGCAAGAATACTACCGTATAGCCCATATCGAGCATTACATTTGCTACTACATTTGCGTTGAGATCTGCCATGTCGGCAAGGTCGGTGATAACCTCCTCGGTAGAACGAATCACCGTACCCATATCGTTAGGATTTTCAGCTGGCTCATAGTTGGCCAAGTATTGAGCAACGATAAGAGCCAAGCCTTTTATTTCTTTATTTTTCGCCATTATCAGCCTCCTTTCTTAAGTTATGTTCTGCAATATAGTCATTAAGTACATCGGCAAGAAATATCATATCTTCAACATGGTCAAACCACATTGCCCAACTTATATTTCTTTCGTCGATAGTTTCTATCTCGATAGCCCCATGTCCGGACGAATAAGATGTTATAGCGACCTTTAGGCCGTTAGGTGATTCTGTTATTATTTTATTCATAGTTCGTCGGGGTTAATGTTTTTAGATTCGCGGAATAAACCCCATGAGAAAAAGGGGAGAGTGGCGGCAGCACTCCATTTGTGGAGCGAGAAGTCATCGACTGCCCAGCCCCACCACATAAGTAAGGCAGTAATGGCTGTAAGCACCCATGGGGTAGCCTCATGTTGGATAATGGTTAGCACTGTGCGACCGGCTATGCGTGTCGCTGTTCTGATTACTCGTTTCCAACTAATTATTGGTTGGATTGTTTCGGCAATGTGTGCCGATGTCAAAGTTGCTTCTTTCATTTTGGTAAGCAATTAAAATGAAACAATATATTTATTTATCACCGGAGACGAAAAAAGTTCCGCTCCCCGTTGCTTACCACCTAATACAGGCTGTGGGCGCATTAACGCTCCACACGGGACGGAACTATTATTATTTTCAGCCACGGCATAAAAAATGCCAACGGCTGTAGTTGGCGATACGTTCGCCTGTATTGAATGGTAAGCGATACAAAGGTAGGAAGACTTTTTTGAATGTGCAATACCTTTGCCTAAAAAAAATAGCCACATATTTGTGGCTAAAATATTAATAGTCATAGACAATATTGCCTATGTCAAAAAATATATCTTAATGATTATTTTTAGTGGGTCGAATTTTGTTAATCAAAAATAACAAAGCTCCCACATCTATACTTCCAAAAATCGAACCTTCAAGTGAATGTCCTCGCACGATTAAATCATATGAAAAATAAAAAATACCAGCAATGACAAGAAATATCAATAAAAGTCCTACCAATGTAACAATAGTTGAAAGATTTATCTCTTTTTTTGCCATACCCAACCTTTTGAAGTTGAATTTAATTCTAGCATCTTGCTCAATCTCTGTGCGCTTCATAATCCAAGACACAGCAGTCTCTTCTATAGCTTTCAACTGTCGCAGTTCTTCAGCTGGAGGCAATAAGCTATCATCATATGCTACGTTATGTTCCAATGACAAACCAGTTTGATTTTTATCAATTTTATTTTGCTCAATTTTTTTTGCCATTGTTTTTGTTTTTTAGTTCGTTTTTTACTTCTTCTGTTGATTTACGAAAATCTTTTGCTAAGCGCTCAACGTCCTCACGCATATTCTTTCTGCCCTCTGCGATACCTTCAAATTCGAGTTGTCCGATACAGCTCGATATACGACAAGCCCCCATCATACACAACGCATGAGGTTTTGCTTCAATCCAATTAAGAGTTGTCCTAAAAATTTTCATACCACATAGATTTTTTCGTATAATAATAACGTTTTAATCACAAAAAATATTTTGGCAGATTGGTAAATTCTGTGACAAAGATAGTAAAATTAATATTATCATATTATTTTTTTTAATAAATATTGAAAAAAGCCCCGACTTTCACAAGCCGGGACAAACCCAAATCTATTTTACCAATGAAAAGTTTACATTATTCCGCCCACAGAGATTCGGCTTAATGCCGACTGTGGAAATTTTTCACAACCGATATAGAGTGTATCAAACGCATCAGTACCATCAGTACGATGCTCAAGTAGGTTTTCTTCCGATTCCTCAAGCTTTTCGCCCCCTTTATCCTTTCTGAAGCCGTTGCGTCCACGAGTAACACCGGCACTCTGCACAGCGAGAATAAGGTCATCGTTATTCTGACGATTGAAAAAAGGCATAAGCCGTTGCTTTCCGGCAAAACCTTGATTTATCAAAAGGTATTTTTCATCATGCCGCATAGGATTGCCGAGATACACATCTATCACCTCCCAGCCATGGCGTTGAAATTCGTGCATAACCACCCAGTGATAATCTTGATCATTCACCGCATAGTTGCTTCCAAGAGCCGTTGCGTCATAATAAAAGACAATAGTTTTATTTTGATGATTAGTATAATAAGAGCAGAAATCATCTATCAATGCAGGGATTTTGCGTTCAAATTTCGTGTAGAAGCTCTTAACGACGTTCAACCTTCGTCCGTTAGCTTGACCGGCTACTATCCAGTTGATATTAGCATTGTAATCCATGCCTATACAGATTGGGGCAAGAGGATTAACATCCTTATCTGCCCGGCTGTCAAGAAGTGATTTGTCAAAGTCATAGCCTAAACTATCAAGATAATCAAAATCACTGTCATTATATTTATGTTTTTCACGCATTGACGAGTAAAAACCATCTTTGGTAATTCCGATCCTCTGACAAAGGATAGAGGTTTGGAATGTTTTAGGAGTAAGGTCGCGCTTCATCTGCTTGATGTAATTTTCACCAAGCAGTTGCAAATTTTCGATTGAGCTATATTCCTTATAATATACAGCCACACTCCGCATTTTATTAAGGTTAGTATCGAGCCGGCGAAGATAAGAGCGGAGATAACCGGGAACAGGCTTATTCTCGGCTCGGAGCCGACGTATTCTTTCTTTTGTTTTCCATATTTCATAAACAGTTCCTTTAATTGTCTCGATGAGCTCTTCATCCATTTTCTCCTTATAGTGTAAGAACCAAGAGCCTTTTTGTGTTTGAGGCATATCGCTCAAAATCATAATGGCATGGTTGTAAGAGTGGCGACCGAAATAAGACTTGATACCACCATTCGCGGGCAAAGTTTCATCTTTCAGTTTCTGATAGTCAATAAACTTTGCTTCGTCGACCAGCACCCAACTCAATGTTAGAGAGTTAGAAGAACCTGGTCTATCTTGACTCACGATGACAGCGATACTGCCGTTATAAAACGAAACGATATGCTCCCAATCGGCAGGCTCTGTAATAGGTTTACCGAAGCTTTTAGGTGGGCGACGACCTACAACATAGTGAATGCCTTTACGAAAGCCCCACCTTTCCCAAGCAGCGAATAAGCCCGGAAGCGTATTTGTAAGTCCATGCTTAAATGTAGGCACTACGATTGCACCTGTAGAACCGACCATTCGTTGCATATTGCGAAGCACAAAAGGAGCTGCAATGCTATCTGTTTTGCCTGTACGACGTCCGGCAACGATAACAGTAGTATTTGCCCCAATCAACTGTGTTAATCTTTGAGGCGTATTAAAATACACTTCTTTACCTTTCTTCGCCATCGTCTAAATCTCCAAACAGGTCATCTTCTTCCAAATCACATTCTTCAAATTCCACATCCTGAATGTCAATAGATTCAGCAATATACTTATCAAGCATTTTTTTAATGCGTTCCTGAATATTAGGGATTGGCTTAATCCCCAATGGTGTAGGATCATCTGTCGCTGTAAATGGTTGTACCACAATTTCATCGTATGGTATAAGTTGTTCATCTTCCAAATCCACGCGATTATACTTCGCATAGCTTGATGCAGCACGTTCCATCGTCTTTGTATCCTTGCGAGCCTTTGCCATTCTATACGTCTCAAGCAACATTTCGTTTGCTCTCCAACGGTGAAAATCACGACTGGCCTTTGACAGCATAGGCAAAAGAGCTTTAATAATAGCAAGGTCATTATAAGCACAGCTTTGAGACACCTTAAACATTGAAACAGCTCTTTCCACAAATTGCCTGTCTTTCGTATCAGGATTAGCTATGACATAGCTGTATAAATCACGAATACGCAAAACACGTTGAACTGTTATTTCATCGTATTTCGCACGCAATTCATTTTCGGAGGTAAATAAATCCGTTTGACAAACATTTATGGTAGCAGGCAATGGCATAGCTATTCGTCATCTTCCATATCTAGTAAATTTTTACGGCAATTTTCAAGAGCAAGAGGTGAACCAACTTTAGCAAGCATCGTTTCTTGCGTTCTCAAAGCAAGCTTCAGCGATGCTTTCCCTTTGTGGTAAGCTTTGGAAACATCGGTATCTTTTTGTGAGATATCCCAACGCAGTTGTTCTGAAGAAACATTGAGAATTGTGGCAATATCTGTAATTGTCATATACAGAGCTGCCATTTTTTCGATCTGTTCAAGTTGTAGAGTGGAATAAGTCATGTAGAGGGACTGAATGATATGTTATTAAATCTGTTACTTGCTTGTGCAAAGTGGTAAATATTTCATAGTCAGTAGAAACGAACGCCGATTCAGCACGATTTCCTCGTGTCAGGTTTTGCGAGGTAACAACCGAAACCGTATCACCGGCTTCTGATTTTACCAATAAAATTTTGCTGTGATTGTCAGCGAGGTATGTGTGTTGAATAACTTGAGTTATAAACGACCACAATTTGAATGTTTTGGTTGTGGCTTTATGGTCCAATACCAAGTTAAACCGGCTAACATTTCCCGATTTTTCAATAAAGTACAATCGGCGAATAAATTCCTCGGAGATAGAAAACGACGTTTGCCAAATCTCCGATTTGCCGACTTGTTCAAGGATCCATTCCAACACATCAGCAACTTGCACCACATTTGACAAATAAGCTTGAAAAGGGTTAGAATCAAGAGGGCGCAAGATGCTTTCTATGTCAGTATTTCGTTTCATGAAATGATACCCAATTCTTTAAGTTCGGCTGTAAGTTTTTCCGTCGGATTAACAATTTTACCGAACCAATCGGCAATTTGGATTTTCAATTCTTCAGTTGGGGATTTCTTGTATTTACCTTTATTGAGGTTCACGAGTCGAGTATATTTTTTACTCTCCTCACGAATATCAACTGAAAGAGCAATAGCTCCACTCCCGGCTGTTCCTATAAAATGATCATACTTCTCCCAATTTTCATGAAGTTTTTTATCAAGCGATATCAGCTCCTTCAAATATGGGTATCGGTCGTTGTCGGGGCAAGTTTTACCCTCGACAGAGAGCAAACGCAATTGAGTTTGAACATCTCTCATTCGTTGTGTTATGCTCAAATTCTCCACATAAAGAGCTTGAATCTCATCCGGCAACGTATCATGGTCTGTTCGCTTCCCTTTCTTAAATTCGCTTGCAGGATTATCCTCTGTAAGCGATAGATGCTCGGCCACAATAACATTAACTTGAGCTTGCATTTGTTCCACCTCCTCATGAGTGATATTCTGCAATCTCACATTAAAATGTTTACGCAATTCATAGTTAATGAACTTCGCGTGTTTCTTTGCGTTGAACGAAATATTGCGATACATGATTTTGTTACCGGTGATTTGTAGTAACATCAAAGCACCTTTGTCATAGTCGCGCTTTTCTTCCGGAGTATTGAAAAAATCCTGAAGTTGATTAGTAAATCGATTATCCATTTTCAAAGTTTGTTATTTATTCCAGTAAAAAATAAAATATTTTTATCGTACCGAGAAAGCAGATTTTTCATAGCCAAAAGAGTTTGCCCTGTAGTAACAAAATCATCAAACACGATAATATTTCTTTCTTTAGGCAACCGATTTAGCGAAAACACAGCATTCACTCTTTGTCGAGATTTGCAAAAAGCCACATCTTCGTAAAATGGGATAGCAAGCTTAACAGCTATTTGCTCACTAATACGAGTAGCAAAGTTCTTAACCAAATGACGACGCTTCGGAGTGGTACAAATCGCCCAATCGCCTAAAGAAAGGGAATCACCCAATATTTCAGCGATAGCCGGAGCTATGTTTTCAGCGAAATAATCAACCATAGCATCATCAGCTTTAATATCAGTAAGAGTTCTGCCATATAGGGATTTCTGCCATAGCGAAATAAAGAAAACACCACTACGTCGGGTAATTCTTATTTTGCGTTCAAAATCGCATCTTGCTTCAGTGGATTTGTCCCAAGCTTTTCTCTGTTCCTCTGCGAAAATATCTTTAGGAGTAGGGTTAAAAGCAACGCCAAGAGTATTCAGGTCAATTTCAGGAGACGGAAGTTCATTCAAGAATCCATCTATATCAACCGTCTCACTCTTGGCGATATTATCAGCTTTTGACCTCATTATCCTTCAGAAGGAGCGGCCGAGCCATCACCCATCACCACTCCATCCTCGGTAACAATTTCACCGGGATAGAAAGGAGCCGGCACCACATCGGTAGCCTTACAGGTGATAGTAGTAGAAGCAGTACCGGTAGCACCTTGCCCCAAATCTTGAGCAACAGTAGTATCGGTATCATACATTTCACAGCCCACAACACGGAATTTACCGGTCATATCTTGCACCAAGAACACATTATCACAGTTGTTCATATATGCAGCGGCCGCAGTAGCTTCAGCGCCTACACCCGGGTGAACAGCTGTAAGAGTATTCAATTGGGTTTGGCTTGGTTTATCACCTTGCGCTTCACTTTGCACTTGCGATTTAGAGGGAAGAACATCGATGTACTTCCACGTAGCATCGGCAGCCAACGTAAAATTGCCCTCATACACAGCAGTAGTAGTTCTGCCGTTTGCATCTTTCTCCAATGTAGGCCATTTTACGATGAACGATTTAGCGATATAGTACAAACGGCGACGAATACCGGGAAGGACAGGGGTACCTTCGCACCATCCGAACGATTTTTGTAAATTAAGACAAGTTTTTTCAGCCATAACTATTCAGCAGATTTAAGTTTAACAACTTGCAATAAACGTTTATCCACAGTGTAGAACTCGGTACCAAAGAACATAGCCGCTGCGAATGTAAGCATCCATGGAGAGAAACGATCCACAACGATTTTCTCAACGTCACTCATTGAGTCGTAGCCATAAAGCATATTGCTTTTTGGAGTAAGGAAATACTTATCCGTTCCTGCAAGACAATCAAGAGGAACGATTGTAGTCTTGTTGTTAGAGCCTTCAACAAACGCTTGATTGAATTTCGTATTATACGAAATTCCACTATGAGTGAGCAAATAATTGTCATTGTAGGCGTCAGCAAACGCAGGATCGCAGAACAAGAACTTATCGAGTCTGCGAAGATGTGGATCGGCTTTACGTTCAATCATCTTTGCAATATCAACAGTATTAGAGTTGTCGATAACCCCGTCAAGTTCAAGCAAATTGCCGTTAGCAACAGATATATTTTCTGAAATGATTTCTGTGTCGGCAATAGTACTGAAACCGTCAAATAAATCATGTGTTGTATTGCCGTTCCCATCTCGTTTTGCTGTAAAAATCGCATCATTTAGATGAGCACCAAGTGACTTAGCAACACAAGCAAGCACAAGCTTTGCAGATGGGGCTTTAGCCTGACCATCGCCAAGGAACGCGGCACCCTCACCAAGCAAAGTAGTGATATATGCGTTAGGTTCAAAGTCCTCACACGCATTACCAAAATAAGTGCGTAAAGTACGGAATTTTACATCAGTAGTATTAGCACTTTTACGGTCGCTACGATAAGGTGCAAATTGTGCGTTACTTTCAGCAGTGCCAAGATGTAAAGCATTACGCACACCCGGCATTCCTGTCATATACTTAAGCGTGTCTTGACAAGAGAACAAAGGCATAAGGAGAAGTTCACGCTTCCACTTCTCTGCCGCTTTTTTATATTCCTCGTCCGAGAATGAAATGGTATGATTTGCCATAGTTTTTAGGGAATAGAGTTAAACATTTCACGAGCATTGTTAAGGCTGCTAACATAGTCATTGGCAAAATTTTCATCTTTTTTGCCATCATCAACAACCGAGGTAGAGGCATCAGCAGGTTTCTTTTTAAGGTTCTCAATTTGAGAATCCTTATCATTGACATCATTAGTCAAGTCAGCAACTTGCTGTTCAAGAGCCGCAATACGATCTTCAACCGATTGCAACTGGTCATCGGTAAGTGTAATATTACCGTCGTTAGATGTGAGGGCTTCGACTTGAAGCAACTCACACACAAATTTGAACGTCTTGTCCATAGCAGTAGTAATTATTTTTTTTGAAGAGTTAGTAGCAAAGAATGACGATAAGGAAGCAAGGAACTTTGCAAAAAATCCCTCTTTATCCTTTGTTTCGATGTTAGGGATAGGAATACCAGCCGAAGCCATAGCATTGATAGTAGCATCATCGATAGCTGGAGCAATGTCATCGGGTTCGTCGGTAATCTCATCAACGAATCCCCATTCAAGAGCTTCTTGAGCTGAAAGCCAACCACCCACTTTCATGAGTTCAAGCAAAGCTTCTTTATCTTTCTTGCATTTTCCGGCATAAGCCGACGCGATATTCAAATCAATTTTTTGAAGATCATTTTTTTGTTTTTCGCATTCATCAATGAGAGTTTGAAGCTGATCGGCGTTAAGCTGACCATATTTGAATACGAAATTAGAGCATTTATGCACAAGATACATCGCACTTGCATCAATGCTCACGTGCTTTGCTCCGAGAGATGCGATAGTGGCAGCACTGGCATTCATTCCCACATAATGAACATTCACATTACCATGGTTGCGAAAAGCCGACGAAATCGACAAGGCAGTAGCGACAGAACCACCAAGAGAGTCAATCAACACATTGACCTCTTGACCGTCATTCTTTTCCAAAATATAATCCACGTAGTCGCTGTCAAAGTCCCAGCCACCTACATAGCCTTTAAGATGAAGATTAAATTTTTTCTTAGCCATAGAGTTGTAAGATTTTACACAAAGCTACGGCTAAAAGTGAAGTATATAAAAGACTAAACAGCCACAGGGAGCAGTGATTTAATGGCCGAATGGGTAATATCTACCGAGTAAGCAGATACATTACCGGAGACAGTACCGGTGATGTTTGTTATTTTTACAATCGGGTATGGACGTTCTTTTGCTCCCACAAGAAAATTTTGACCATTCACGCATTGAACGACAAAAGCGAGTGGACGGTCATCAGGGATTTTTTGTGTAGTAGTAAATTTCAGTGTTGTTTTTTCACTTCTTCCGTTGTTATCATTGTCATTTACTGCTTCGCAGGTTGGTTCGCCTGAAAAAATTACATCAGTAACATCTGTTAGAATTGCAATAGGCACTCCGGCGATAGATTTCAATGCAAGTTGAGGTGTTAATTTTGAACATTCCAAAAATCCGATTTTGAAAATGCCAGGCAAAGAAATTGTACTCATTTTCCTTATTTTCGTTTATATACTTTGTTTCCTTTTGTGCTTTTTATTCCGTTTCTTCGGAGTCTTTTTTGATTTTTTTAACGTAAATTTTTCGCTTCCGAAAATAAAACTGGCGTATGACTTCCCAATTCTGCTCGGTACATTCAATGCCGTGCTTTTCCATCCACGCATAAATCAAATCGGTCAAGCAACAACATTCAATATTGTGCAACTTGTGGAGATCTTGCCACAATTGAACACGAAAGCGAATTGTTATGCATCGGGCAAGTGCAGCCATTGCTTTTGGGGCAAGATAATTGAAATATGTTGGATCCTTATGTTTGAATGTAGGAATAGCAATCGCTATGCTCCCTTCTTCTCTCAAATTAGGTACGGCATTGTTTGGTGTCGGCTCTAAAAAAAATTCGATAATGTCAGATTCCGACGATCGTTTTGGTAGATGGACTGATTCTCCCCCCATTTCATGAATGAACCATTGTGCGACGTATGGTTCTAATTTTATATATAACAATACTGGATCCATGGTGGTATATAATTATTAGCCACAAAGTTAGTAAAAAATAATTGAAGATTAATCGATTTGTATATTCGAGTTAATTGAAATGTAAATTTTCGACACAAATAAAACTACTTATATATTACCTTGAAAACACAAAAAAATAGTACAAAAGTACGGAATTGGCATAACACGCTAATAATCAGCGTAGTGCAACCGTACTTTTTTCGTACCATTTTTTTAGCCGTACTTTTGTACTGTACGTACTTTTTCGTACTCTCAATTTTAAAAAAAAGTACGGTCTTAACTTATTGATTTACAAATGTAAATCGGTATTCCGTACGAAAGTACTCTTTTTCCTTAAATATTAAGACTCAAATTAATTAAAAAGAAAAAATAATAAAATACACACGTGGCTTTGCCCCAAAATTTAGAAAATTGAGTACTCAAAATACTCTCATTCCACAAGCAACATCAAGCAGCTTGCCAGCCCTCCCGGCACCCTCCCGAATGTGGCTAAAATCGGTACTCGCGTACAACTGTACTGCTGTTATCTATGAGAAAGGGGTAACAGGGGAATTTGTGGCACGATGTAATATAACGCATTGAAAATAAACAAATTAAATAATTGCATAAAAAGAAAAAGAGTTACTATATTTGCATAGTAAATTGGGGGATTTCATTCTTTAAGAAAAGAATGAAGTGAGATTAAACAAAGTCTGTCGTAACAAAAATACCATCGCCTGACGTAACCCAAATTTGCTACAAAAGAATACCATCGCCTAATGTATCCCAGATTGGTCTCAACAATACCTTATTTGAATGTAGCCAAATAAAAACCCCGGAACAATGTCCCGAGGTCAAGCTATAACGTAAGTTACGCTGTCAAACAAAAAACTAACGAATAGCTAAAAATGCTTCTCCTATACGATGTAATCCGGATATAATGCGTTCACGTTGTGCAGGGCGAGGTTCTTTAAGAGATGAAGCATAGTGCGTCAATTGCTTTTGATTAATGCCGGTTGCACGACTAATGGCTGCCATGGTGGTAAATTGCTCTGCATTGCGAAGAATAGCCGATATATGCATATCATATTCTATCTCATATTTGCCTGATGCCAAATATTCAGGAACAGACTCGCCGTCGGCCAACATATCATTAATTTGTGCCTGTAATGAAGCCTCAAACTCCGTTTTAAGACCTTCAAGAGTTTTGTTTGTTACTATAATAGTGCCAAATTCCTGTGTACCCCATACACAAGAAAAATTCTTATCGCACCAATGAATTTCGACTTTAATTCTTACCATAGCCATTTTATTTTTTTTGCAAGGTGGCTTATCGCCACCCTGCTTGTTTCCAAATACTGTTTAATAAAAACTGACTTAAATTGTCTTTACTTGCGCCGTTTACTGTAACACGACCTTTTTTCGTTGGATGCTTGAATTGTCTATGGCTTCCTTTCTGTGAGATTTTTACCCAGCCATCTTCCTCAAGCATTTTAATTACTTCCTTTACTTTGTATTTCTTCATTACTCGTTAATGTTTTTGTTTGACAATTCAAAGGTAGTAATTTTACTACTAATAACAAAATAAATAAGCAATTATTTTGCTCAAAAAACATTTTTTATAAGAAAACCGAGTTCAACGGCTTTCACAAGCGATTGAACCCGGAGAAAAAAATGTAAAAACTATTGGTTTGAATAGTCCGGTTATCGGGGCTTCATAGCCCAACCATGGAGTCCATCACGCAAGAACACCACCGTATAGCCCATATCGAGCATTACATTTGCCACTACATTTGCGTTGAGATCTGCCATGTCGGCAAGGTCGGTGATAATTTCCTCGGTAGAACGAATCACCATACCCATATCGTTAGGATTTTCAGCCGGCTCATAGTTGGCCAAGTATTGAGCAACGATAAGAGCCAAGCCTTTTATTTCTTTATTTTTCGCCATTGTCAGCCTCCTTTCTTAAGTTATGTTCTGCAATATAGTCATTAAGTACATCAGCGATAAAAACAATATCTTCGATGTGGTCAAGCCACAAATACCATTTCTTGCCAATGTTGTTGGTTGTCTCGATTTCGCCCTCACCATCGCGATATGCTGTTATAGCGACTTTCAGTCCGTTGGGCGATTCTGTTATAATCCTATTCATCTTGTCCTCCTTCCTCAAAATAAGGGTGATGGTCATCAAGTACGTCAAGCACCGGCACAGTATCGATTAAAGCAATCGTATTAGAATTTACATTACCATTGTCAATGTAAATTCTAAAAGAGTACCGAGAAAAAGAGTCAATTTTATACGGAATTGAAAGAGGATATTTCTTGTTAAGATTATCTACCGTATTCCTGATGGAACGGTAGAGCTCGTTACAAGCGGGTTCATCAACTAAAGCGCAACGAAAAAATCGTTTTATATACTCTGCAAATTCCTTACCTTTCTTTGTCTTTGTGTTGGCTGCGTAAACGGTAACACGATCAATAAATCTTTTCATTGTTCACCTCCTTTCGCCATAGGAACGATAGTGCGAGCGAGAGCGATACACGCAATGGCAGTGGTTACAGCAAAACGCACTGGGTGGTCGGTGAGGATATAGATCCAAGAACCGAGAGCAGATGCCCCAGCGACACACATGCAAAAAGTTTCGCTTGCTACGAGGTTAATCACTTTGTGGCCAAGAATTGCCACATTACTTTTAAGAGCGTTCCAATCAATTACCGATTGGAATGTTTCGGCTTGTGCCGGGAATGAAATTGTTTCTTTCATTGCTTGTAGAGTTTAGCATTAAAAAAATAAAATAATAATACATACAGAAAAACGGCTGCATATCCCGTCGCTAAACCCTACAAGCATCACTCCGAGGAGCAAAAAAGTAGTTGGATACACAGCCGTATTATTTGGCTATTTTGGTTGGGAAGATAACTTCCTTACCAAAGTATGTAGGCATAAAAAAAGCCCGAAAGTCCGAGCAAATAACCGATTGCTCAACGGAAGTGATACACACTTATAGGATTTAGCTGTCACAAAAGTAGTATAAACTTTTGTAACAGCCAAATTTAAGAGCTAATAATTAAATTATTTGCCTAAAATTTCAATCAATTCAGGCTCGTAGATAATCCTGATGTCATTGCCTTTGGCTCGCAGATCCTCGATCTTTTTAATCTTTGCCGGACCTGCTCCCTGGCCAACGACAACAATCGTAGTTTTGCCTGAAATAGCAGTATTAATATCTGCTCCGAGAGATTGGATTAACTTGCCTAAATCGTTGCGATTTGGATATGCATTAAATGTGCCTGTAATAACGACAGACGCATGAAAAAATGGAGTTGCTTTGTTCTCTACTTTGTCATCTGAAAGTTGGTCAAGGGTTGCACGTTCATATTTACGATCTGACCTGCTTGCGAATACCGCTTTTAATCCGCCTTTAAAGGTTTCAGCAATGACACTTCCTTGAATCGCAATGAACACTTTAGCACAAGCTGTTGCATCATCTAATGCATCGTGATGACACCCTTGCTCGATGTTGAATTGTTTACAACAATCCGACAAAGATTTTTCCGTAAGAGAATAGGTACAGAAGTTGTTATTTGTATCAATTCCGGACAAACCGTAATACTCCATACAACGGTCAAAGATATTTATATCAGTACTGCGTTGGTGGCAAACAATAGGAAGGTCGCCAATAAAATCACGAAGAACCGGGAACAATTCTTTGAATGTTGGAGCATCGACAAGCATATCAGCAGTAATGCCATGCACGACCGAGTTGTTAAACTCTCGATTATCCGGGATAGGATTAATCAATGAATAAAATTTTTGAGTGATATTGCGATTAATCACTCTAACAATACCTATTGCACACGCACTGGTATATTCAGGTGTGAATAGTTCAAAATCGATTGCGACAAAATCAGGAATATTCATAGAAAAGAATTCATTTATTTAAATTTTCGTTTAATAACCATTCCGGAAACAACATAAGCAGGTCTATTATTCTGAACAGTAAATAGAATATCTAAGTTGATAATTCCGGTTCCTCCCATCTCTTTAGCTTTTTTAGCAGCAAAACAAACAGCAGATTCAGGAGTGGCAAGAACGTATAATGATTTTGTTTTTGAATACCCCTTGGCGCTTTTCACCGAAGATTTAATAGTATCGGAAGGAACTGAAGAAACGACAGGAACCTCTTTCATACCTGAAATCTCGGTAACATCAATACTCCCAACAGGTGAATATTCAAAGCTAACGGAATTGGCTTCAGTAACAAAAACATTGTATTCGTCTGTAATTTTTGCATAATCAATAAATCCAACGTATTGTTCGAATTTCGGTACAGAAACACACGAATTCAACGCAATGGCAATTATGCCGATAATCATTAATTTTAGTTTACACATAAGTTTAAGATATTAAATACTTTTTATTATTTCAGGTATTTCTTTAAAATCATTAATCCAAATGACATTGAGACCAAGTTGCTCCATGATTTTTGTTTGACGATCTTCAACATAATTTTGAGTCCTTATATTGTTAAATTTTTCTCTTTTTAGAAATACAAAATGTCTAGGTTCTCCTTCACTTTCAGATGCCGCAAATTCTAGTAATCGTCTTAAGTTTGGATCTGACATCGAGAGTCCAATTAATAGGCATGTATTTCGCATCAAAGCATGTAAAGTATGAACTGTCGACCAATTATATGTATTTTTGTATAATTGGTGATAGCTTTCTTCCGATAGAATAGGAAATACATAACTATTATTTTTATTAAATGGCAAAATGCCATGCACATGATAAACTGGTATAGATTTAGGCTTTGGCGTGTTATTCCCATAAACAGGATAACAATCAATTTTCAAATTTGTTAATGCATGTTCTATTCTATCATCATAATTATATGTAATAATACTTTCAATACATGCATAGTCATTTTTTTTAGGGTGGAATCGTTCAACCAATTTAGCGATCTCTTTTATTAAATCAGAACTATTATTTTCATTATTCGGATAAATGCAATTACGAAATATCTCCAATATATCTTTATCAAAATGCCCATCAGGAAGCCTCCAAGATTCCATTAAGAACCTGCCCAATATAAGAGATGAATCGTGGCAATATGTTCTTATCTCATCAAAACAATAGTCGGTTAAAGGAATTTGCTTAGGAGATTCAATTAATTTTTTTAACAACGTATTCCAATCTGCTGAATCTGCACTAATACTAACTCCAGCTCCAAGAATTAATGTCGAACGAAAGTTTTTTAATGAGAATTTGAGACGGTCTATTGTCGATATTTGTGAATTTGTTTTAGTTATGTTCAATCGCTGTTCTGAAAGTTCTCTAAGTGGTAAGTCTTTATACTTATTTGCCGCTTCATCTATTTCGTGTCCTAAAATTTTAAATTGAGAAAATTCCTTAATTATAACATTTAAATTATTTAATTTAGAATCAATCTCTGTTGAAACTCCACGAAGTTTTTCGTTGTATATGATTATTAAATTCTTAATTTTAGTTTTTTTTACCCGATAACAGATTCTATCAATAGAATCAAATAATAACCTATATTTTATTTCTATTGCTGTATTGGGTTCTATATTGAGTTTCTTACAACCTTTTGGTAAATAATAATCAGCGACATAAAAACCACCATAAAATGTAAATTTTTCATTTCGTTTAATATCAGAGGCTCCATTCTGTTTAAGAATATCATATATTCTTTCTTCTAAAATCGTATAAGACCCAATGTGATTATTACTTTCCATTATATGTTAACTAAATTTAGACCTTCTAGATTCTCTTGTTCTACACTGCATATTCTCCAAAATCGATTGCTATAAAGCTAAGGATATTAATAGCTAAAAATATTAAACTTTCGCAAAGATAATCAATTTCAGCGAATTAAAGGCTAATAGGAAATATATACAAATTAAGACATCATCTTTATTATTACATGTCAAATTATACATTCCTAAAGTTCAAGTTCTAATCTATCATACATTTCATTTTCTTTATCCAATGAATTCTCATTCAAATATGAAACAAATTCATCAATCTCTTTATCATTTATTCCATTTGTACAAATAATCTTAAGATCATTCTGAGAAAATAAAGCTTCTACCCTACCTAAATTCATTTTACGCAAATGTTCAATTATTGCTGTGCGAGAATATTCATCATATGTAAATATTGTTATTTTTTTTGCATTTATCCTTTGCATTTGACCATCACACTGTTTTCGAAAAAAATCCTCAAAGAAATGATAATCATTTTTACTTAATGAATGACCAAATATTACAATATGATTCGCTTCAAATAAGTCATATTTAATATTATGTGATGAATAATTGGGATCATTTACCTTTCGCAGAAATAGATAGTTTTCATCAATCTCTATTTCTGCATTAGTGCCGAGTATTATTGTATCATCTGCTATAGATCCATGAACATGTTCATACCCAAATAATGATGACAACCCCGGTTCTATTTTTTCTGCAATACTTTTTAAGTCTGTATAATTGAACGAGTATATCGATGAAAAATAACCATTTTTTATGATTGCCTTAAATACCTTTACTGCTGATGAGCTTTTATTAATCTGACGGCTTTGTTCGTCCTCAAGATATTCTTTCAACTGTATTTTTAATGATTTAAATGTTATTTTATCATCCATTGAAGAGGATATATTATATCCTGGTACCGTCTCATTAATTCTATCAGTGCCAAATCTCCCCAACAAAGCTTCTAAATCAAACCACGCTTTTGCATTTTTATTTTCTTCTAAATAATAAAATAGAAGTCCTTTACCTATTTGACTCCAATATCGACTATACGCAAAATTTGAAAAGCTTGTTTTCCAACCTAAGTCAAGGTCAAATCCATTCCCAATTATAAAAACATTCTTTTCCATGGCATTATATATAATTAATCATTTGTGCAAATATAGTAAATTTCAGTGAATTAAAGGCTAATAAGTAATTTTGAAGTAGGCTATAACAAAAGCTCGATGCACAAAAAAAAGGCGTACCATTCGGCACGCCTAGCAAGTCCTTGAATACATCGTTATATTGGAAATCAAACGAGATGGACTTGGCTTAAATCTTTAGCAAAATTATGTAATGCTGCTTCAATTTTAGCACGTGTTTTTGCGCTTGGATTTCTACGACCTGTGACATAATGCGACAACTGTCCTTGAGCTACACCGGTAATTTTTTCCAACCCGGCGAGAGAAAGCTTACTACTATAATAAGCAAGAAAAGAAGATACATCATAACTGAATAACATATTTATCTCCTCAAAATCCTTTCCTTTTGCCTCATAGTGTTCTTTCATTCCTTGATATGCAGCTTTTATATCAGCGATGGCTTCTTCTGCTGAAGAACCTGTACCACAAACACCGTAATCCAAACGGTCATCATCAGGCATATAAGCGCTATAAGTACCGTCAGAAGCTCTTTCAATAAAAATTCTAACATTTTTCATATCAATATCATTTTTAGTATTAACAATTTAATTGAATGGAGGGATTAGTTAATCCCTGCCATTCTTTTTATGCTTTTAAGAGTTCCTGTTGCAACTTCTTGTTTTTCGTGGTGGCTTGTTGTAAACTCTTTCCCGGTTTTAGGACTAAACCACAGAGGATGTCCTGCTTGCGTTTCTCCTGTAGGGTAGCACCCATTTTTACGGAGGAGACGATGTAATTCACTATATTTCATATGCTCTCTGTTTGATTTCCGATACAAAGATAATGATATTAATTTTAATATCAAAGTGATTTAAGAATTATTTTTCATTAAAAAAGTCTTGGTTGTGGGTTTAGACGGTCGGTTCGGAGTTTTGCCAGGCTTTCTTTCTTCTGTCGAAGTTCGTTTTTTAGTTCGTTGCATATCTTCAGTAAGGTCGTTAATTTCTTCAAGCAAACGGATTTCGATTTGATTCTGCTCATGTTCACGTTTAGAGGTCCCGGCAAAATGGGCATAAAGAGCCTTGGCACATTCTATACGATATTTACTTACGAATGGTCGAGCTTCATCTGACACATTTTTCGGATTAATTGAACCAAGCCATAAGTAAACGTACATCAAAGGCAAACACACCATTTCATATTGTTTGCCGTCAGCTCCAGTTGTGGTGTGTAGCACCATAACTGAACTAAACGTTTCATCACAAGATAGTCTGTTGTGTTGGCTCTTAAAATCAATGCCAATAGCGGTACAAATTGGTTTGATAGGCACCAATGTTTCTCCATCATTGACGGTCGAAACGATATCAACATTGTTGATACGTGCAATAGTTAATTCATTCATTGGTAAAAAAAATTGTTATTATTAAAAAAGTGTTGATTGCGAGTATTGGCCGATAAGGCGATTTACTTCAGTTATTACATTGTCGGAAAAACGTGAGGCGTATTTCTTTATGTAACCAAGAAAATACAACACGGCATTATTCGCTGTTGTGCTATATCCATTTTCAAGCGACGGTAGCTTGTTAGCGTTTCTGCCATTGAGAAAATAGATATCGTAGCCAAAAGCAAAACGACCATTGCCAGCATCGGCTATGAGAATTTTAACAATTTCCTTTCGGTCATCATAGACAGTAACAGTTTCAAATTTATCTCTAATAACGTCACTATCGGGGATTCCGGGACAACGTAGAGATTCAAACGGATTTACAAAGTCTTGCATACTTTTCACGAGCTTTAGAGAGTAAAACATTAAATTCTTTATCAAACTGCGACAAATCTTCTACACGCTTTTTGTAGTGATAAGCAGTTGATCTATTGCGTCTCAAATGCCACACGGCGACGTAATCACGAGTGCCGTTTTCTGTGGCAATAGCAAAGAAGATTAACCGGGCAAACACACATTTTTGCTGTCTGTCTCGTCCTTTAGCTTGCCTTGTACTGCATCGAGTAATAGAGCAAGCCACATCGAGTATAAATTCTAATTCTTGCATAATTAAAACGGTTCGTTTTTAGCCTTTTCGGTTGAAAATACAGAGAAATATTCATTACCACCCGACTTGTCTGCACCTCCGATAAAACTTTCTCCTGGGTGTTCTTTGAGCCAGTCGCCAAAAGTAATGCCCTCTTTATTAGGTTTATTCGGGTTGAAATGATAACCCTTGAATTGGCAAAAGAGAATAAGCTTTGTACGGAAGTTTGACGGAGTAATGCCAAATTTAGAATCGGGGAAAGAGCTATGGCAAGCATCATACATCGCTTTACGTCCCATTCGGTCATTAAGATTATGCCCTGATTCATCAAAAAACATTTCAGCCCATTGTACAAAAGCTTCACCCATTTGCTGCTTGAGTGTTCGCATTGTAATATCTCTCATTGGCGGCGGTACAGCACCTTGACCGTTGCGATACCAACCCTCTGACAGAGATTTGAGGTAAAACATTACACATTCAGCCATAAAATTGTCAAACAGGCACCATTGTTCATCGTCCCAATCGGCGAAGAACTGATGGCCAAAATCATCAATGGGGCGGTGATTGTCATTATACCAATCGCTAAAAGCCATAAATGTGATACGTTCAAGAGCTGAACGGTTATTTGCATTGATAGCATGATTTGTGGTAATGTAGAATTTAGGTGATTTTTCATTAGGGATAATGAAGCGAGCCTTTGTTTTGGGGTTCACGGCAAGGTCGCCGGTGACGGCAGCAAAGAACCGTTCAAAGTCAAAATTAACACGCACGTCGTCAATAAATACATTGCGAGTGCGTAGTGTTACATTTGAATAGATGTAATCGTCATCGTTTTTTAAGGTTTTGCCGTCAATAGTGGTTTGCTCCAGCATCATTTTTACAGCAACCCCAAAAAGCGATTTACCGGTACGTCCATTTGATTGTGAGACTTCTCCCATTTGACCGTCCATCGCAACAATAGCTTTCAGTTCTGTTTAGTATTTATAATCACAAAGCAAAAAGCCAATCGATGTAATTTTATTGACTATATGTTGTTGATACTCCATTTCGTCAGTTGCCGATGGTGTATATCCGGGAATGTTCCAAAAGTTGGAAACATTGAGCAGAAATTTGAAGAACTCGCAGTTCATGCCGTTCTCGGTTGGGTGAACAAGAAAACCGAAATCCGGATTATGCTCGATATGGTCGATTATTGGAATACGTTTGAATTTACGACGAATAACCTTATCTTGCCACACTTGACCGAGTATGTCGCCAAATTCAATACCTCTCGATGTGATTTGCAGTTGTCCGTTTCGGTAGAACATTCTCTGTATGTGTGGTTCAAATTTATCAAAAGAATCGTCAATTTTTGCCAATCGCTCCAATTTATCGGGACCAAGCAAAGAACCAAGCCGGGAGGCAAGCATTGAATGAACATCACGGTCTTTACACGCCTGTAAAGCATAGTGATAAACAAAATCACGTATTTCGGTAGGTCCTGACAAAGAGACTACACCATCATCGATTCTCACAAACTTATATTGATCGACTTCCAAGTCAGAGGTATGAATACGATAAAATCCGTTGGCTGATATGAATTGTAAAGCTTCAATGTAGTCAAACTCAACTGTTTTACGACCTTTGTCGTTGCTCCCTATAATCCATAAATCCCTGTCGGAAGAATACTTTGAGGCTTGAATCAGTTTGCCGTCCTCAATACGATAATTAATTTTAGCAAAACGAAATTGAGGCAACTCCAAGAGCTGTGATTTGTGGCGTTCAAAAAATGCGTCTCGATCATTCAACCCCCAAAAGTCTTTTATTTGGAACTCTGTTTTGGAAGAAATTTTGTGGATATCCAAAAATGTTCCTTTACCATCATGAGTGTGAATAACGGTGTCAATTTCTTTAGCAAGCACATCTTCACGACCTTTTAGGGTATTGACGAACAAATCATCAATTCCCTTATCGCCTTTTTCGTTTGCGTTGATATGCCCGAAAAAAACATCAACACTAACACCAAGGTTATGCATTGTTTGTATGTACTGCTTGAACTTGATGACAGCCTTTGCAAATTGATTAGGACGCTGATCAACATGGTCTCCAATCTGCAAATTGCGATGTAGATTATCCCAATCGCTATCCATAAGAAGAACCACATTTTTAATTGTGCATTGCTGTACGAGGTATTGCAAGTCCTGGATAAGTCCGGTTTCTGCATTACCGATATTGTAGATGCCTTGAATCCCAATAGAAGCAATGCCATGTTTACAAGCTTTTTCCGCAATCTTTTGATGGGCGAAGAGAATGTTCTAATGAACAGACATCTTCATATCAAGGCAAAAGAATTACTTGATGGGGCCACCCCAGCAAGTACCCCATCAAGTACCCCAACAAGCACCCCGACAAGCACCCCGACAAGTGTCATCCCAGAGAGCGAAAATGTTAAGCGTTTAATTAGTGCTATTGCGGAGAAACAGCTATCGGTAAAGGAGATAATGGCTATCGTTGGATTAAAGGATAGACCAAATTTTATCGAATATTCTCTTTCTCCTGCTATGCGGGAAGGATATGTTCGTATGCTTTATCCTGATTCTCCGCGTCACCCCCGCCAAAAGTATTTATTAACTGTT